ATATTTATTTTATTACACTATTGCTTTTCCTTTAAAAATATGATAATCCTGTAGATATACAGATTATCTATTCAAATTCACTACTTACATCTTAACTAAATAAAGGGGTTAACACCCCTTTAAAACCCCGAAAATTCTAACGAATTTTATGTTACTTAGTCAAATATTATTTTCATACACACCAACTAAATAAATATTACATATGAAGATTTAATCTTGACTCTTTAAGGTTATACGTGTATTCTGTAATTGTCAGTTCATAACTCCCACCTCCCGAAGGGCTTACAACGTATCAGTCGATACATCAAAGTTGTAGGCCCTTCTTCTTTTATATTGACTCTTCTATATATACTTAATACACTATTTATAGGAGATTATATGAGTGAAACGATTGTTATAGGTTTAATCTATGCCCTCCTAGTTTTTGCCTTTATCTATAGAGCTTATAGTTTATTTTTAGGTTATATAGCTAATAGATTTCAACAGAAGAAAAGGAAATAAAATGAATGAAATTGACGAAATAGCTAAAGTAATTGCCGCTGAAACTTTCAATATCATCAAGAGTCTGCCGAAGGAAGGAAGTGATCCTACAATACCAATCGTCAGCAGATCTCTGAAATTCTACCTTGAAAAAGTAATTCTACATGTCTTATTACGTAAATACGGAAAAAATGTAACTGATGAGGAAGCTTATCAGATTACACACGCTAACTTCTTAGAGCTTAAAAATGAACTACAAGATAATATTGCTCAAGCTTTTGATGATGCTTTTATTCAATTTGTAGGTAAAAAGATGGATTATTATTGCATTATTAATCCATTCCCTAACCCTGTTAATAAGGAAATTATTTAATATGAGATTAACCAAAGAATCCCAGTATGCCATATTACTGTCGCTGTATATTGCTCGAGCGGGACGAGCTAACATAGAAACTGCGGCTGCCAATCTTGGATTATCTGAAAGTTTTCTATACCAAGTTGCCAGAAATCTAAGAAAAGGTAATATACTCAATAGTATACGAGGTCCAGGCGGCGGATATGAATTAGTAAACAGTATTCGTTTATTAGATGTTTTATCTAGTATTGATGGTAATGGCTTGTTATCTCAAACTGAACGCCTTAAATACGCAACTGGTGTTCCTGAAGAGAGAGCATTAGAATTAATAGTGTCTAATATGGGACTTGCTATGTGGCCTTTATTAAATAAGCCTATTAAGACTATTATGGCCGAACTATCTTCTAAAGAAACTTCAATATTAAACTTAATAAGTTCTAAATCCTTGGAGCAATAGTATGAATTTTCCATTTTTAAATAACCCAGACACCGGTAAACCAGATGAAACGGTCACAATAGCCATATTTGTATCTCTAGCCGTCGTATTTAGATTTTTGGTTGATGGTATGACGTTAAATCTATTCGGACATCTTATAACCTTTTCTAAATTGGATGCGACTGTCTATATTAGCTTACTTGGACCGGCTTTAGCATCGCACAGCTACGTAAAAGTAAAGAGTGACAAATGAGATTACGATATAAGATCTTAATCGTTGTAGGATACACGGTTGTGGCCGTAGCTATCGGTAGGTATACATTACCAGCTAGAGTTAAAGTCGAAACTAAGATCGTTACGGTTGAGAAAAAAGTAACAAATACCAGTACTTCAAAGACTGAGAATACACATAAAAAAGTAGTAATAGTTGAGGATACTAAGCCTAGCGGAGAGAAAACCACAACAACTACGACTACAGATGATGTTCAGTTTGCCGAAAATCAAAAAACACACGCTTCTGATGCTACTACTACAGATAAAGAATCATCGAAGGATACCACATATAGTAGCAGCAAGGTCACTTTATCCGCCCTTGGAGGTTTAGATCTAACTACCATGAAACCCATTTATGGTGTTTCTGCAACTAAACCAATTGCAGGACCCTTAACTTTAGGAGTTTTTGGATTGTCTAATGGTTCCTGTGGTCTAAGTTTAGGAGTTACTTTTTAATATGAAATACTTACTTATTTTATCCATATTACTTTTGTCCAGCTGTGCCTATACACCTCTACGACCTTGCTCTTCTATTTGTTTTGATAATAATTCATACACTGAGGAACGTCACTTTTGCGGTTGTGAATACAGGATAAATAGAATATGATAAGTATTGTAGTATCAGCAATCGTAGTATTTCTATCAGTTTGGTTGATAATAACGTTAGTAGGAGATGTTATGAGATATGTTTGGGATTTAGTATTGATTCTAGCAATCTCAAGTCTTGCATGGCTTGCAGGTTTTAATTATGGTTGGGGCGGCGGAGAAATTGTAACTTTAAAATTTAATCCTCAATGTAATGAAATTTGGAAGTCATACGCTAAAAAAATAGGAGAAACAAATGCTAAGTGATAAATTGTTTGCAAAAATTGAAAAGATTTTAGGTAAAGAAACAATGTCAGAATTGGAAGCTTTAGATGTTTCAATGCTTAAAGATCATATTGTTGCTTCAGAACACGCAATTATGGAAGCTCAGAGAGAATTAGAAGCAAATCCTAAATACCAAGAAATTAAAGAAAGTCTTAAAGCATTGTCTGAAGGTCTTCGAGATGTCAAGAAACGACAAAATGCTATGATTCGGTATAATCTCTCCCTTTTAGAAGATAAAGGTGAAAAATGATTATCCTAGCCTTTGTAGCAATATATGTATTAGGATTATTTCACGGTTACGCATTAGGAAGGTAATTTATGACTAAAGACAAGTTAATTAGTTTAATTAAATATAGAGATGGCTTAGAAGATAAACTTAAAGGAGCCGTACCTCCAAAACACAAGAATCATCCTAGAACTTATCATGAGTTCTTAAAGCAAGAGATCAAGATGGTATCAATTCAGATTGATGCTGCTAAGTTAGAAGGAGTAGGTAAATGAAAAAACTTAAAAAGCATTATGCTCGAAAGATTGTCATTTTAGGTAAAAAGAAGATCTTAAAGCCTAAAGAAGAAAAGATTCTTAGAGAATTCTTAGATAAGGTGAATAAATGAACGACTTTAAGAGCATAATAGAACAATACTCTGCCCTACTCCCAGTAGGAACTTCAGTTTCTTATACTGAAGCGACGAGAAGAGCTGGAGAATTCCTAATGGTGCTAGCCAAAATAACGAACATACGTCATATTCTTTCCAATGAAAAGGTAAAACTATTGACAGTGCAGACAGCTACCTATGCCCAAGAAATGGCTAAAGGGGTGGGTAAGACCGTTACGCAGGATAAGATTGCCGCGGAAGCCTCTGAAGCGTACGTATATGCTAGAGAAGCTTTAGAAACACTAGATAATGATTTAGTATATCTAAAAGCCTACTACGATATATTTACAAATGCCGCGGTGTTTTATCGACAAATGTCTAGAGGCGAAATTGTATGAAAACTTGTACAAAATGCACGCAATATAAACCATTTAGAGAGTTTTCCAGAGATAAAACTTCTAAAGATGGACATTCTTATTATTGTAAACCTTGTGCGCAAACAGCGTCCAGTAAGTGGTACGTAGAAAATAAATCTACTATCGATTGGTTAGATAAATGGGGCTGGTATCTTAAACGTTACTGGCCTGAAAAGAATAGGAAAGAGGCTATACAAGCATACTTTATAATGTTAGAAAAGCAGAATAACGTTTGTAAGATATGTAATAAGCCTGAAACATTTATGACCTCTAATAGTACAAAAATAAGAAAATTATCTGTAGATCACTGCCATAAAACTGGTAAAGTAAGAGGGTTGCTGTGCAACAGATGCAATAAAGGTTTAGGACAATTTGAAGACAACATTGATCTCTTAGAAAAATCGTTAATGTATTTAAAGGAGGCTGCATGAGTTCAAAATTCAATATGAACGAGCTTGCTAATGAAGTTCGTAAAAACTTTAAAGATAATCCTAAGTTAGCTAAACGTATCGGTGTTGGATCTAATCTTTCTAAACTCGAAGATAAAGATTATATCATCATGCCACAATGGTGGGAGCAATGCACAGGCGTCAAAGGGCTCCCCTTTGGTAAATTAGTTATGATAGCAGGAGACTCTGATTCCGGTAAAACATCAGCCGCTATTGAAGCTATGAAGGCTGCACAAGCACAGGAAGTAGGTATTATATATGTGGAGACAGAAGGCAAAACGACTGAGGCCGACCTACGTAGTTGGGGCGTTGATCCGTCAGGAATCCTCCTCATCCAATCCTCAATCGCTGAAGAGGCTTTTGAGCTTATGTTCGCAGCATGGGATGGCTTCAAAAAAAGCTATCCGGCTAATAAGCTGTTGGTTGTCTTTGACTCAATCGGAAACGTTGTCTCTCAAAGAGATAGCGAAATCGATCTCATGGAACAAAACTCCCAGCCTGGTGGCAAGGGTAAAATCAATCGTCTTGCGATTTCTAAGATGATCTCAAAACGAGATGAAGATCAAGCTGCTTTGTTGGTTATAAACTACACGTATGATAATCTAGGATCCCCTGGTAAAACCAATGCCGGCGGTAAAAGTGTTAACTTCTTCAGCTCCTTAACTTTCCAGACAACAAGAAAAGGCTGGTATGAAAAGCAAATTAATGGTAAAAAGGTAAGAGTAGGCGCCGATGTTACTTGGAAGTTATTCAAGAATCATCTAGACCGCGCTGGAGTAAAACAGAAAGAATTTACACTGAGAATCACGTCCGAAGGTATATCAGTAATAGGAGCTGAATAATATGACCAAATATGTATTTATTGCGAAAGATGAAGAAATGGGAATGCGTAGCCAAGTATCCAGTCATGACGTAAGTGCTGATGAATTAGTAGCTACTTTTTATCAATTTATGTTATCCGCGGGATTTCATCCTACGTCTGTTATTCGATCACTTGAAGCTCTAACGGATGAGCACGTCGATAATGAGTAAGCCTATTGCCGTCGTTATTAGCGATATTCACTTTAATATCAACACTTTAGAACTTGCTACACAAGCTTTAGAACACGCTATAACGACGGCAGAGCAACTCAATATTCCCTTAATTGTAGCCGGAGATCTTCACGATACGAAGGCTATTGTAAGGGCGGAGGTTGCAAATGTATTATGTAAGACTTTTAAACACACCACTACACCTTGTTATATTATTAGTGGTAATCATGATCGTATCAGTGAAAAGCATGAAGAACACGGATTAAATTATCTACGCCCTTATGCTGATATAGTTGATACTTCCACAGGTATAAATATCAATGGAATTAATTTAGAGTTATTACCTTATTTTCATGACCTCGATTATCTACAAACATATCTTAAAGTTATACCCAAAGGAACCATCACTATCATGCACCAAGGATTTCAAGGAGCATGGATGGGTGACTATATTCAAGACAAAACATCATTACCCCTAAGCGCCGTAGAACACCTAAAAGTTATAACAGGACATTATCACAAGCATCAAACACTCGGCACTGTAACTTATATCGGTAGTCCATACACTATTACGTTTGGGGAAGCTAATGATGGTGATAAAGGTTATCTAGTCCTACATTCAGATGGTTCCTATGATAGAAAAATCCTAAAGCTACGTAAACATGTGATAATTGAAGGCATTGGCGATGAAGAAGGCTTTCTCTTAGAGTGGGCAAAGATTGAAGAGTTGCAACCGGAAGACTTAGTTTGGGTTAAAATTAAAGGGCCTAAATCTTGCTTAGATAAAATTAATAAAGTTGAATTTGGTAAAGCTGTATTAAAGCGAGATAACTTTAAATTAGACTTGATACCTATCGATGCCCCCGACTTACATATCCAGCACGAAAAGATGACAGATGATAAAATCTTTGATAGTATTATAGATAATCTGAACGATAGTTTAGATTATAAAGAGTACCTTAAAAGGACTTATCATGAAGTTACGAATAATTGAAGTACATAATTTCGGAAGTTATAAAGACTTAGAGTTTGATTATACCTCATTGGGCCTAACTTTAATCTCAGGGCCAACAGGCTCTGGTAAATCAACACTACAGGATGCTGCTTTTTGGGTTCTATATGGTAAGACTGCTAAAGGTGGTAATGTCGATGACATACGATCCTGGCAATCTAAGGAACCAACAGTTGGTGTAGTTGTTTTAGATCATAATAGCACAATCTTAACAATTACACGAATTCGTGGTACAAGCCAACAAAATGATTTATATTGGAGTGAAAAGAATAAGATTTATAGAGGTAAAGACATAACTGAAACCCAACAGCTTTTAGAACAACGTCTTGGTGTTTCATCTGAGATGTATGCAGCCGCCACCTATTATAATGAATTTAGCCCTACGGGATCTTTTTTTATAGATAATGCCCGAGATCGTAGGGAATTATTTGAAATGATAGCGCCGTTAGAATTTTCTACGGCTTTAAGGGAGAAATTAGCACATGCCTGCAAAGAAACGAAACACGAACTCGCCATCAAAATCGCTGAAGAAGCAAAGCTTTCTGGAAAAAGCGAACAGCTTAGAATCTCCGTGGCCAGCGCCGACTACGAGTATCGTGCTTGGGGAGTGGGCAGAGCTGCCACTATTGCTTCGTTATACGGAAAGTCCACGTCGTTTGAGACCGAAAAAGCCAAAAAAATCGCTAAGATCACTGCTCAAGAAGCACAATACAAAGAAATGACTCGTAAGAATTCTGAAAATCTTAAACAAAAGATGGCACAAAACATCAAAGATTTTGTAGCTGAAAAGACTTGCCAATCCTGTGGTGTAATTCAAAAGAAGGATGAAATGGGGTTAATAGAGTTAGAGGAGACTTACAGGCAGATTCTCTCCTCTGAAGAAAAAAGCTATAATCCTCACTCTATAGAATTAGAAAATATTCGACAGAGTACAGATCCTTATATAGAACAGCTAGAAATTGAAAAGAATAAACAGAATCCATTTAGTAACTTATTAGAACGTACCAAATCTGATTATGATAAGAGTATCGATCAATGTACAGCAATAGCAAAGGTTAAAGCCGATTTAGAAAAACGTAAAGACGCTCTATTACACCTCATAGATTTAGTTAGTGATTTAAGAGCTATCCTCTTGAAACGGACAGTTAAAGAGATTGAAACTCAGACTAATACTTACTTAGAGAAGTACTTTGAGTCCGAAATACGCGTTATTTTCGACACGAATGGCTCAGATTCTTTAGATTTAGAGATAGTTAAAGGTGGATATACTGCAACATATAAACAATTATCTAAAGGACAAAGAGGTTTATTAAAATTATGTTTTTCACTTTCTGTTATGAAAGCAGCCTCTAACAAAATAGGTATCCACTTTGATACTATTATGCTAGATGAGGGTTTAGACGGATTGGATGCCGACCTAAAAATAAAGGCTTTTAATTTACTGTCTGAACTTGAAAATACCTATGAAAACATCTTGGTTATAGATCATGCAGAGGAACTTAAATCATTATTTAGTCGTCGCTTTAATGTCAGTTTAGAATCAGATCATAGTGTAATTACTGAGGTTTTATGAAAAATCCAAGAATTACAACTAAAGAATTAGGTTTAATAAAAGGTGCTCTAAGAAGAGTATTTTCTAGATCTGATCTTAGACGATCGATTATAGAAGCTGCTATAATACCACACACTGATTTAAGTAGACCTAGAGTTAAATCCTGGGGGCTTTGCGCTGTTTGTAAAAAACCTACCCCTAAATCCTATTTAGTCGTAGATCATATATTACCGTTAGTTCCACTGGATCAAGCATTCGAAGAGATGTCCATGGATACGTTTCTAGATAGATTATGGTGTGATCCTTCAAATTTACAACCAATCTGTCCTGAAGACCACTTGCAAAAATCAAAAGAAGAGAATAAGATAAGAAGAGTTCTTAAAAAGGAGAAATCAAATGTCAGATGCAAAGCTAATCCGAGGCCAAATGAGACAAGTCGTAAAAGAAGTTCTTCCAGAAGTTCTAAAAGAACAAATGTTTCAAGAATTAAAAAATCATGTCGACGCCCGTCTAAGTGAAGTTGAAAAGTATATCAGAGAAACAATGGATCTCATGAATACTCGCCAAAAAGAGGTATTAAAGTACTTAGTTGAAAGTTACGTTGGAAATCCAAATGACACAGCTAAAGAAGAACCAAAGGCAGAATAATCATGAAAAAGGCAAAGAAAATTCTCGTAATTTCAGACTTACATTGTCCATATAATCACGTAGATACAGTGCCTTTTTTGGCTGCTATTAAGAAGAAGTACAAAGGCTTCGATCGAGTCGTATTATCAGGAGATGAGATTGATGGTCATGATTTATCATTTCACGATTCGGATCCCGATCTAGATTCCGCCGGTGTTGAATTAGAGAAAGCTATTAAAGCCTTATCTCCTATCTATAAGTTATTTCCTAAGGCTGATATTCTAGAGTCTAATCACGGATCCCTGGTATTACGTCAAGCGATAGCCAATGGTTTACCAAGATCTGTTTTTAAAACTCAACGAGATATGTTGAAGGCCCCTAAAGATTGGAATTGGCACTTTGAGTTAATGATTCAGACAGAGTTAGGACCTATATATTTTCACCATTCTAAGGGTGCGAATGTAAAGAAGAATTCTCAAGCAATGGGAATGTCGTTTATCCAAGGCCACCATCATGAATCCTTTGAGATTTGTTATTGGGGCAATCCGAATGCCTTACTGTTTGGCATGACTGTAGGATGTCTTGTAGACGGTAAGTCATTAGCTATGGCTTACAATAAGAATAACCTTAAACGCCCCGTCATCGGTTGTGGTGTGGTTATAGATGGCCGCCCCGAGTTAATACCCATGGTATTGAATTCCAAAGGACGATGGACTGGAAAGTTATAAATATCAACTACTTATACAGACTTGACATATGAACTTACTTAAGGTACTATTAAAGTATGAATAAAACAATTGCGTTAGTAATAAGTTTAATAGTAGCGATAGTAAGTTCAAAGTCTGTAGAAAGCGACACAACTACAGTTCCTTTCCACATCTATAATGCTGCTACCAAGTTTAAAATTGACGTTGCCTTACTCTACGCCTTCTGCCGAGTAGAATCAAATTGTAGAGCTAAAGCTATCAACCACGATGATGGAACCCCCGCTCAAAAGGCTTTAGGGATCATAGATAAATCCTACGGGTTGTTCCAGATTAAAGCTTCTACAGCTCAAGGTTTAGGCTTTGAAGTAATAGAAAAGGTTAAAGTAACCACCTTACGACACGGTAAAAGCCGTACCATCGTTAAAACCATTAACCACACTAAAGATCTCCTAAAACCCGAAGTTAATGCTTGGTATGCAGCAAAGCTTTTAAGACATTTATATGATAGATACGGCGATACAGTGAAGGTTATATCTGCATATAATGCAGGTCATCCTACTAAAGCTAATGACGAATATGTAAGCAAAGTTCTTAAACAATACGCTCGATATAAGATTGACCATAGGTTCTAATTATATGAAAAAGTATGATTTATACATCTCAAGACTTCTCGCCTTTGCTAAAGCTTTAGGTATCTCGGTAACATGGAAGCGGTTAGGATCGTATGAAGCATACTATCGACCAGACAATAATAGTATTACAATAGATGATGAATTAGATCCTGAGTCAGAAATAGCATCAATGTTACATGAATTAGGACACGCTGTTGATGAATACCGGGTAGAACGATTAAATCAAGAAGATGTATCTAGAGCTTATACAGCATGGTACGAAGGACGAGACACTAGGTCTCAGCGTAAAAAGGTACTAGCTGAAGAACGAGCAGCTTGGAGAATCGGAAGAATAATCGCAAAAAACTTGAAGATTAGTTTAGGAAAGTGGTATGCTAAAGAGCAGAAGGAAAGCTTAGCGGTATATAGAGCCGGGAGGAAAAATGGCTAAAACACCAAATTTTGTAACTTCAGAAGATTTTAAGTTTTTAGTGGATAATATGTGGAATGATAAAACATTACCTGCTGGAACATTTGTACGACCAATAGATTCTCATTATTTACCCTCCCACGTCACAGATCATATTGCTAACAAGTTTCACGATAAAGATAGAGACGAATTTGTATACTGTCACTACGGGATTATTTCTATCCCAAAACGAATTATAAGAGAGGTGTAGTATGGAACATAAAGTCGCTATAAAAAATGATTCTGGAAAAGTTCGAATGGAATTATTAAGTCCAATAGCTTTAACTGAAATTGCTAAAGTTTTAACCTTTGGTAGTATTAAGTATGAAGCTCATAACTGGAGAAAAGGTTTTGCGTGGAGTCGCCTTCTAGGCGCCGCATTAAGACATCTTTTTGCCTTCATAGGCGGAGAAGATAAAGACCCTGAAACCGGTCTTTCACACTTGAGTCATCTAGGAGCATGTGTTATGTTCTTATTAGAACACGAAGTGACTCATAAACACCTGGACGACAGGTATAAATCAAAGGAGTAAGTATGGCTTTACAAAAAGCAAATCAAGGCGGAGCGACCCCATTTAAATTCCAGAGCGCTGGAGATTCAATTAAAGGATACTATCAAGGACAGGTCCAAAAGACTATCAATGGTAGCCCAGCAATTGAACACACCTACAAAACCGAAGCCGGTATCGTAGGAGTATTAGGCCAAGCCAATATTCTTAATCAGATTAAAAACAACAACATTACACCTGGTACATACGTAGAGATTACCTTTTCAGGTAAAATGCAAAAACTTAAGAGTGGTAAAACCATGAAGGTTTATGATGTCAGCTTTGACACAGAAGACCTCGATACAGACGCTTCTGCTCCAGTAGCAGATGAAGGTGAACCTGATGAAGACCTTACAGATGAAGTTCTTCCCGTTAAAGCATCTAAGCCCTCAGCACCAGCAGTAACCCCTAGCGCTGCAAATCAAGCTCGCATCCAAGCATTGCTAAACAGATCTAAATCCTAAGTCATCGCACTAGGTAGGGCCGTAGGAAGTAACTTACGGCCCTATTTTCAGGAGGAATAATGATCATCTACCGTTGTATAGCTTCAGAATGGTTACTACAAGAAAATCCAACCTTACCAAAAGTGGTAGAAGGTGAATTATCAGATGATCAAGTTTTCTCATTGAACGAACAAGGTTATAACATATATTATCTTCCTAATTATCCGTCTTTATACGAAGGAGGCACCGTTGAAGGCTTTCATATTGACACGTTTGATTATACTTTTGTGGACATGGACCTTAAAGATGGAGTATATCTTTCTAAAGATGATTTTATAGCGTCTATAGGGGCCTTTCCGTTGCTTCCAACCCGCATTGTAGACTCAGGACATGGTATTCATGTTTACTGGAGATTAACAGATTTAAATGCTAAGAGTTACTTATACTTACAAAGACGCCTAATGAGGCATTTTAAGACCGATGAAGCAGTTGGTAAAATTTATCAATTAATGCGTATGCCCAAGACCTGGAATACTAAGAAAAAAGATGATTTTAAATGCTGTGAAGTAATCTTTGAATCTGAGCTTACGTATACTTGTGAACAAGTAGATAAAGTATTAGCCCCAATTACCCTTGCAGATGAACAATATTGTAAACAACATTTTGATAAAACCTATAATATTGAATCTAAAAATACTAAGATCGATGAAGTTTTACCAAAGAAATTCGCTATATTACTTAATGAGAGTCCAGAAGTTAAAGAGATATGGTCTGGCAAATATGATGATAGAAGTAAAGCGGATTACAGATTGGGTCATATCATGTTTGCTTCGGGATTCTCGAAGAGCGAAGCAACCTCAGTATTAGTCAATAGCGCTAAGGCGTTAACACGTACTCCGCAACATAGACTAGGCTATGCTACTAATATAATTGATAAAATATGGACTTACGAACTATTACCTATAGATAACACAAACAAATTGTTATCTAAAAGTGTTAGAGACATTCTTACCAAAGCCGGTGATAATATTAAAGGAGTTAGATTTCCTTGTCATACATATATAGATAATACAGTACATGGCTTTCGTTTGGGGCAAGTTATAGGTCTTGTCGCCGGTGTCGGAGTAGGTAAAACAGCCATCGCATTAAATATGTTTGAAGGTTTTGTCGGAAATAACCCCAATTATGACCATCTATTTGTAACCTTAGAGCAATCGGAAAACGAGATAGCTGAGCGTTGGCAAGTATTATGCGGCGAAAGAACGCATTTACACGATAGAGTCCAAGTATTAAGCAATTATACTGATGACGGAACTTATAGACATTTAGCTTTAGATGATATTGAAAAATTTATTTTAGATTATCAACAAACTACCAATAGAAAGTTTGGATGTGTCGTTATTGACCACATAGGTGTGTTAAAAAAGAATTCAAAAGATGGTAAACAAAGCATCGAAGACATATGCCACAAACTTAAATCCTTTGCTATGAAAACAGCTACTATGCTTGTAATACAGTCTCAAGCACCTAGAGAAAAGGCAGGCATAGGCGACCTAGAGCTTAACAAAGATGCCGCATATGGTACTGTATTCTTTGAAAGTTACTGTGATTATTTGATTACTTGCTGGCAGCCCGTTAAACGTTGTTATGGCGAAGGGGCTCCAACTGTAACCGCTTTTAAATTCGGTAAGATCCGACATAAGAATCAGGAAAAAGACGTGATTAAAGAAGACAAATGTTATAGACTTAAATTTGATGCAGATACTCAAAAATTGCGGCCGATGACAGAAGCCGAAGAGAAGTCGTTCAACTTTTTCTTAAAGAAAGCGACAACTAAGCGAGGACAAGATCGTAAAACTGAATTAGTTGAATATGTGGCTGCAGACTTTGGAGGGTTAGATGGAAACACTAAAGATAATAAAGACAGTACCGGAACTACAGGAACTACGAGAATACATCAAGAATAATGAGTACTTAAGCTTTGACACAGAGACAACTGGAGTAACATCAGACGATAAAATTATCGGGTTTTCAATTAGTGCAAGCACTGATATAGGGTATTATGTCGTATTATCATATTGGGACGTTGCATCTCAAACCTTAATAGATTTAGAAACAAAATCCTATGCTAAAGAGATAATTTCTTTATTAGTAGGGAAACAGTTGATAATGCACAATGCTATCTTTGATTGCGCTATGGTAGCGAATAATTATAAGATCAATATTATTGAATACTTACATACTGATACCATGATTCTAGGCCATCTATTGGATGAAAATAGGTCCAATGGTCTGAAAGAGTTGGCCACCTCAATATTCGGGGAAGAGTCTAAAGCTGAACAAGTTGCGATGAAGGCAAGTGTTACAGCTAACGGTGGTCAATTGACTAAGGATCACTATGAACTTTACAAAGCTGATGCTGACTTGTTGGGCAACTATGGCGCGAAGGATGCCATATTAACAATTAAGCTATTTTATGTTTTTATGGATCAGCTTTATGAACAAAAACTCGATGATTTCTTCTTTACTGAGTCTATGCCGCTTCTTAAAGGTCCGACGTATGATTTAAATACTGTTGGTTTAAAAGTAGATATGCAGCAGTTAGAAAAGGTTAAGGGGCAGTTAGAAGCAGAATGTTTAGAAGCTCAAGCCTTTATTTACGCCGAGACGGACAACCTTACTAAAGATAAATATAAAAAGTTTAATCCTAATTCTAGCGAACAATTAGCTTGGTTATTGTATGCTAAATTAGGTAATGATTTTAATACTTTAACAGATGCAGGTAGAGAAATCTGTAAATTCTTAGGCTTAAAGCTTCCCTATAATGCCAAAGCACGTAGGGAGTTTTTGAAAGAGTGTATAGAAAATAAAGGCAGAATCTACAAGGATGAAGAGTTCAATCCTAAAACCAAGAAGATAGTTAAAGCTAAAAAGATTGCAGATCCTTGGAAATACACTAGTACGGATGCTAAAAGCCTTAAGTTACTTGCGGATAAGTATAAATGGGTTGAAAAGTTATTAGAACTTAATAAAAATAAGAAGTTATTAAGTACATATGTTATCGGAATACAAGAACGCGTCCGATACGGTATAATACACCCTTCTTTTCTACAACATGGGACTACTTCAGGGAGGTATTCTAGTCGTAATCCTAACTTTCAAAATCTACCTAGAAAAGATAAGCGTATCAAGAGTTGTATTATAGCCCGCCCCGGAAAGATGTTTGTAGGGGCCGACTATGCTCAATTAGAACCCAGAGTGTTTGCCTCACTATCCGGAGATGAAAATCTCATGAACTGCTTTAAAGAAGGTAAAGATTTTTATTCAGTAGTTGGTGCTCCTGTGTTTGATAAGACACATTTAAGCCTTATAAAAGATCAGGAAAACTCATTTGCAACCAAATTTCCTAACCTGAGAGATAAGGCTAAGGTTATAGCACTAGCCACGCCATATGGTCGTACAGCCTCATTTACAGCCTCTGAGATGGGTGTAAGGAGAGATGAAGCTCAAGACATGATGGATAAGTATTTTCAAGCTTATCCCAAAGTAGAATTAATGATGCTTACCAGTCATGAGATAGCCAAGGCGGATGGTGTAGTTTATAACCTATATGGGCGTCCAAGACGTATTCCTGAGGCTAAAAACATCACTAAGATATATGGGCACACCGCTCATAGTGAACTACCATACGAGGCCCGAACCTTGCTCAACTTGGCAATGAACCATAGGATACAGAGTACCGGCGCCAGTATAGTTAACCGAGCTTGTATTCGCCTATCACATCTTATTAAAGAAGCAAAACTCGAAGGATGTTATATAGTTATGCAGGTCCATGATGAGGTTATTTTAGAATGTAAGACTGAAGATGCTGAATTTGTTAGCATTTTACTCAAAGAATGTATGGAAAAGACTGTCACTCTCCCCGGTGTTGACTTAGTAGCTGAACCTAAAGTATCATCTAACTTAGCGGACTTAAAATAGGAGAATTTATGAGTGCATATTATACTGTAGGAAAAACTGTGTTTGTAGTATCTATTATTTCATCAGAAACAATCAACATGTTGAAATCATTAGGATATACAATAGCATTTATTTTTTAACAAATATTGTTGACACATGAGTCATTTTTGACGTATATTAAGTTTAAGGAGACTTACTATGTCAAAAATGACTATTTTATTTAAACAATTCAGAGCTTTATTCCCCTCTAAACTACCTGTAGGTATGGAAGAATTTGAAAGATGGATTTCAGAGTTTGAAACTATCTATAAGTTACCTACATCAGATAAAGAATCTATTAGATTTGCCGTTGCTGCAATGATTATCAATCTAGGACCTACTGCCGCATTTAAGTCTAAATTTTATTTTTATCTCTCTATCGTTGCTGGATGTGCGAAACAAGTTGCCGGCTCTGTTTTTCACGAAATTAAAACACGTCAAATGGCAGAACAGAACGCAAAACATGTCAAAGCCGAGTAAAAAACTACAAGATAAATGGACTAAAAAACTTAAGTCTTATGGTTTTGAAGATATTGAAGATGATAAAGGTCGTTTAAAAAAATGGACTGTTACTCATCTTAACAAACTCTTGTATCAAGGTAAGACCGAAGAGTATACGCCTGAATTAACTAACCAACGTTTTTCTAGTAAGCGAGATTATTTTGCGTTAGCAGGTCAGTTTTTACATGAGTATAAGTTTAAGACTAAATTACAAGAAAAAATATGGCAGCTCCATGCTGAGGGTTTATCATTTAGAGAAATAGAAGCTAAAACCAAATCTATTTCTAAAACACATGCAGCTTTGTTAATTGGGCAGCTAGTTAAAGAAATGTTAAAATTATATGCAATCAGAAGTGACTAAATCAAATTTAATAGCGATTAGAAGTATGGTTGAAGAAGACCGCAATTTTATTTTTGCGAGTTGGCTAAGAGGCTTATACTATGGTGATAGTTGGTTATCTGAAGTACCTAAAGCTATTTTCATGGCTCACTACCATAAAGTAATTGACTTTATACTTGCAAAACCAGCAACTATCGTAAAAATCGCTTGTCTACAGGAAGACCCTAGTGTTATACTAGGATACGCAGTAATGTCTGATGTAGCAATACATTGGGTATTTGTTAAAAAAAATTGGAGAAAAATTGGCATAGCTAAAGATTTAACTCCAAGCAATTTAACGACTGCAACTCATTCTACAAAAGTAGGAATGAGTATAATGAAACGTAAGAATTGGGTATATAACCCATTCGCAATATAGGAGAATAAGATGGAAAGAACTATGGAAGTAATTACTAAAGAATACGGTGATTTATGTGCTAAAGCTGGACACATACAGTATCAAATATCTGTATTAACCAGTGATCTAGAAGCTTTGAACTTAAAGTTAAAAGATCTTAATTTAGAAGCCGCAGCTTTATCTAAACGGGATGAATCTCATGAGTAAAAAGGTTAGTTACGTACGACTTCAAACACCCGCGCATATCCCCTCTGTGGGAGACTTAGGCGTAGTATTACCCCCCGCAGGAAAAACCTTAGAACATTTATCTATGCTAGATGATGGGGAAACGCTTCAGGTTTCATTTGTATTTAAAGGACAAGAAAAATCAATTGGTATTCCAAAGGCCAACATTTCTTTACTTGAATATATCGTTGAAGCACCAAAGGCTTCTCTTAAGGCAGTAAAGTAATATGGCAAAGAAAATCATCGACGGAAAAATAGTTAGTGTGAAAGATGCTCAAGGCGCATATTTACCTATTTCCAAGGAGCCGGAACCAGTTGAGGTTCCAGTTTCCGTTGATGACGTGGCTTTAGATGATATAGGGCGTAGGATTGTAACCGCTCTTAATCGCGCCACAAAAACCTTATTAGCGAATATCACCGCGGGTAGTGTTGATAGGGATACTATCGGGGCGCTAAAAGATTGCTCAATGATGCTCAAGGATCTAAAAAAAGAAGAATCTGATTACTTAAGTAACGCTAGTGAAGAACAACTAGAGAAATTATTGACAAAATGAGTATAGTTTCCGAGAAAGCTATTCGAAAAGCTCTACAGAAACGCAAGAAAATAGCATCCACTGCCTTTTCTGTAAAGGACTTTTTGTTTCCAGAACAATATGCATTTATCACGGATACATCACCCAACAAGTTAGCTGTATGTTCTCGTCGGTCTGGTAAGACCATAGCTTGTTCTGCCGACCTGATAGACACCGCTCTAAAGAACCCCGGCGTTGTATGTTTGTACATCACGTTGAGCAGAAATAATGCCAAGAAAATCATTTGGAGAGAAATCAAAAAGATTAATCGAGATTATAATTTAGGGGGGGAAGAGAACCTCTCTGAATTATCCATGACCTTTCCTAATCATTCGATCATCTATCTATCTGGCGCTAAAGACACTAATGAAATCGAAAAGTTCCGAGGTCTTGCTTTAAAACTTGTTTATATCGACGAAGCACAATCATTTCGAGAATATATTCGAGAACTTATAAATGACGTGCTATCTCCGGCTCTTATGGACTATGCAGGAACCCTAGTGTTGATTGGGACACCAAGTCCAATACCAACAGGTTACTTCCATGATTGTGCTCAAGAAAATTCTAATTGGAGTAGGCATAAATGGACATTCTTCAATAATCCCTTTATTACGAATAAATCCAAGATGTCCCACCAACAGATGTTAGACAGAGAGTTAAATCGCCGGGGTGTATCAGTAACCGACCCCTCTATTCAACGAGAGTATTTTGGTAGATGGGTTACAGATAGTGATTCTCTTTTACTTAAATACAACGAAAAGATTAATAATTATAACAATTTACCGGAACTTAAGCATCCTTATAAATGGAATTATATCATGGGTATTGACTTAGGATTCGATGACGCAGATGCTATTGCGATTATTGCATGGTCCGAGGGTGACCCCAGTACGTATCTCGTAGAGGAAAAAGTTGTACCTCAACAAGGATTAACAGAATTAGTTGAACAAATTCAATCGCTTAGAAATAAATATGATATTCATAAGTTAGTTATCGATCAAGGTGGATTGGGTAAGAAGCTCGCTGAAGAGATGCGACGACGACACCACATACCAGTAGAAGCAGCAGATAAAGCCCGTAAAATGGAAAACATAGCTTTCTTAAATGATACGCTAAGGACCGGTAAATTTAAGGCTAAATCTAACTCTAAATTTGCTCAAGATGCCTATCTTGTTGAAATTGATCAGGATAAATCCACATCAGATAAGATTAAAGTTTCAGACAAGTATCACTCAGACATTATAGACGCGGTACTATATGCCTTTAGGGAATCTCCAGCCTTTACCTTTCAAAAAGAACCAGAAAAGCCTAAATACGGTTCTAAAGCCTGGGCTAAGCAGCAAGAAGTTGATATGTTTGACTCAGCTGTAGATCACTTCCAAAAACAAGCAGATGCTGAAAATTGGTGGAAAAACGACTAAATTGTTGTGATTTAGGTTAAAATTTAGGACAAATAGACAAGTTTAGAGGTTCTAATGCTCCCATTTTTAAAGAATAAGCAAGTTAAAGACGCAGGTGTAATGACTCAAATGAGGGCTCCAGATGAGTCTAAACCAGAGGATAAAGAACTATCTGGTTTAGAGATAGCCATGGAAGACTTTTGTAACGCCCACGAGCATAAAGACTACAAGGCGATGGCAAAAGCATTTCAAGCAGCTTTTGACCTCTTAGAACTCGCCCCTCACGACGAAATCGAACACGATCAAGAATAATAAATTAATTTAAAGGACCAATAAAATGCCATTAATCAAACGTGCTTCTAAAAAAGCTCTTTCTAAAAATATCGAAACCGAAATGCATGCCGGGAAACCTCAGAAACAAGCTCTAGCTATCGCTTTCAGTACCCAACGCCGCGCTAAGAAAATGGCTAAAGGTGGAGAACTCAAAGCAGCAGCTTATAAACCTTCAGCAGATGATAGAGATGAACGTGAATTGAACATGATGGCATCTAAAAAAGATGAACATTCTCCTGAACTCGATGCACGAGATGAACATATGTCTGGAATTGACGGAGCTAGAGACGAACGAGAACTTGAAATGTCTCGTGGACGTAAGTTAAGTCATGGTTCTGAAATCAGTTTTCATGATGAACGCATGAGTGGCATCGATGATGCAGCTGACGAGCGCGACGAAGATATGATTTCTGGAAAGCCTCGAATGCACGCAGCTGAAAAAAGAGCCGGAACCAGTATGGTGGATGAAGACTCTGATGATGCCATGGAAATGGACATGATGCATCAAGAAAACGATGAAGACTCTTACTCTAAAGATGGTATCATTCGTTATGCTAAAGGCGGAAAAGTTGATTCATTAATGCAACCAAAAGATGAAGCCGAAGAAGAACATCATGCTTCTATAGCATCCGCTATTATGGCAAAAAGACGAATGATGGCTGAAGGTGGACAAGTTGATCTTCAAGACAATAGCGATGAACATCTTAATGAAGAAGATGATTTAAGCTTTAAGGCTGCCCGCAAAAAGACATATTACGATGATAGTCAAATCTCAGCTCAACCTGAAGATAGCAATGAGCATGGTGATGAACTTTCAGATGAAGATTCACACGACATGATCAGCGCGATACGTTCAAAAATGAGACGTAAACGTAGTTAATTGAGGGTTCTATGAATCCCAAAGATCTTAAAAAATTAGCAGACGCCTGTAGGAAGGCTGGTATAAAGCATTTTAAGAACGCGGATATTGAATTCACGTTAGCTGATGATGCTCCAGTTTCTAACTACAAAAAGCGTACAGCACCTCCTCTGACACAAGATGTCGCTACTCCTAGCGATTTAATGAATTCTCAAATGTCAGATGAAGAACTCCTTTATTGGAGCGTTGGTGAAGGGACTGAACAATAATGAAACTCTCAAAAACGACTCCAAAAAATACAGTTACTTTCAGCACCAAGGACCCCAATTCTCAACTTAAAGGCGTTTTCAAATGGTGGAAAGCTAAGGATGACAGAGAACTTACAAATCAAGTTCTTGGAACTGCGGCTTATCTAAAAGAAAGCCAACAATACCTACAACGTCAAACAGCTATCTATGCCCGATTATACGGTAACTTAAGCTTATTCAGTTTTATTGGCTCCAATATGTCCAAAATGGACCAACAAACTGGACTTCCTGCAGATAGACCTACTTTTAACTTAGTTCAGTCTTGCGTTGACACCCTGGTATCAAGACTTAGTCAAAATAGACCTGCTCCTGTATTCTTAACTGATAACGGCGATTATAAAGAACGAAGACTCTCTAAACAACTAAATAACTTTATTTTAGGGGAATTCTACCAAACTAAAGCTTATGAAAAAGCAGCTATAGCTCTTAGAGATGCTTGCGTAACCGGAACAGGTATCCTAAAGATCTACGAAACCGAAGATCATAAAGTTGCATTAGACAGAGTACTGCGTACCGAATTATTAGTTGATTCCAATGACGGTATATATGAAGATCCTAGACAACTATTTCAAATGAAATTAGTTGATAGAGATGTTCTAAAAGAGATGTCTCCTAAATATAAATCTATTGTAGAAGTGGCAGCAACGGCCTTTCCAGACAATTCTGCGGAATCCTCTAAGACAGTGACTGATCAGGTCATGATCGTTGAATCTTGGCACCTTCCCAGCGGTAAGAATGCCAAAGACGGACGACATGTTATTGCTTGCTCCTCCGGTATCTTATTAGACGAACCTTATAATAAAGAAAAATTTCCATTCATATTTTTAAACTACTCCCCTCGCTTATTAGGTTTTTGGGGCCAAGGACTAGCAGAACAGCTAATGGGAACCCAAATGGAGATCAATTCTCTATTATTCACCATATCTAGAGCTATTAAATTAGTCGGCGTGCCCAGAGTATTCGTAGAAGCTGGATCTAAAGTCTCTAAAGCAGCCTTTAATAACGATGTAGGCGCTATTATCGAGTACCGTGGTATTAAGCCTACCTATGAAGTAGCCCCCGCAGTACCTCAGGAGTTATATGCACAGTTGCAACGTCTCATTGATTACGGATACCAACAATGTGGTGTGTCTGCAATGCAAGCGTCAAGTCAAAAACCCGCAGGTCTTAACTCAGGAGAAGCCATCCGCTCCTACGATGACATCTCCACAGATCGAATGGCTGCGCTCTCAAAGCGATATGACAATATCTTTGTTGAGCTTGCTTACCAGATTACTGACCTTGCAAAAGACATTGCTGAGCGTGAAGGCACTTATCAAACCGTCTACCCCAACAAAGACGGAACCAAACAAATAGATCTTCCGAATGTTAAGATGATTCAAGATCCCTTCATAGTTCAAGTATTTAATCAATCTAGTTTACCTAAAGAACCAGCCGGCAGAATGCAAAAGATAACGGAAATGATTCAGGCTGGAATGATTGATATTAAAGAAGGACGTCGATTACTTGATTTCCCAGATCTTGGACAAGTAGAAAAGTTAGCTAATGCATCTGAAGAACGCATATTCCAAATCTTAGACAAAATCGTTGAAGATGGTGAATACACTCCCCCAGATCCATTCATGGATTTAGGTCTCGCATCCCAACTTTCAGTACAGTATTATAATTTATATAGTGCATCACAGCTCGAAGAAGACAGATGTCAAATGTTAAGAGACTTCTTCTCCCAAGTTCAAACAATGACCCAAGCTGCACAGCCTCCAATGCCTGCACCTGGAGCTCCTGCTGCTGCGCCACAAGCATTACCTCAATCCCCCCTTGTCCCCAATGGTAATCCTGCTGGAGCACAATAATGGAAGTTATCAAACCGCATACTCGCATCTATTGTAAAGAATGTGGGAGTATTACCCGGGTTGAATCTCCCAAAAAAGAGATAAATGGCTACCATAGAGCTATTGTCACTTTACTTGGAATCATAGTATTATTAAGTTTAGAGCTAGCTAAGCTCCATATATAAGAAGCCACTACAAAAACCGTTGATTTAATTATCAACTAAAGCAATGAAATTGTAGTCAAAATGACTACTTAGGAGAAACTATATGAAAATCGAACCAATTGGTGCCCCCTCTATTACCCAACCAACCGGAGCTAAATCTGTAGCACAAGTCAGCGCAAGAGAACGCGCTATCGCTATGGTACAAGCTCAATCTACCCCCGTCCAGAATCCTACTAATGTCGCTCCAGAAGAACTTTCGGCTATCCGAGCCCCTTCTAGACCTGCTGAGATGGGACAAGTAGACAAGAATGAGAGCCCAGCTCCAGAAGTTGCTGCAGAAACAAAGACTTCGTCGGAACCGCTAAGTTCTCAATACGCCATACTTGCGCGTAAAGAAAAAGCACTTCGCCTTAGAGATCAACAACTTAAGCAAGAACGCGCTGCGTTCGAAGCCTCTAGATCGAAGCCTGCTGATCCCTCAACACCTACTATTGATGAGTCTAAATTCATTTCTAAAGATAGTATCTTGAAGAATCCAATTCAAGCACTTTTAGACATGGGACTTACTTATGATCAGCTAACAGAAGCTGCAATCAACGGACCAAGTCAAGAGAATTTAACTCTACAAAATGAATTAAGATCATTAAAAGATGAAATTAAAGCATTAAAAGGTGAAACAGAGAGTACAAAGAAAAGTTTTGAAGAGAATCAAAATCTGCAAAGAACACAAGCTGAAAGACAGATTAAAGCAGATGTTTCTCGATTAGTCAGTTCTGACCCTAGCTTTGAGACCATAAGAGAAACTCGAAGTGTTAATGACGTGGTCGAATTGATTACTAAGACATTTGACGAGGATGGTATTCTTCTGACCGTCGAAGAAGCCGCCCAACAAGTAGAAGATTACTTGTTAGATGAAGCTCTTAAGCTCGCAAGACTTAAGAAAGTTCAGTCACGATTAGCACCAAAGGCAGTTGCCCCAAGTGCACCTACGAAGACAGACGGTCAACCTCAGAATCAACTACGTACCTTAACTAGTCAAGTATCAGGTTCTCGACCTCTAAGCGCTAGGGAAAGAGCCATATTGGCAGCTGAAGGAAAACTTAATAAATAACCGTCGTTTATAATCGACCATAACATGTCGTTATGGTAGCTTATAACCTACAAATCAATCGACTTAGGAACATGGTGTATTAATCCACACTATTACCGAAGTCAAAAGGAAATAAAATGTCCGCAATATATGCAAGTTCAAGTAACCAAATCGCAGCTCTTAAGGAGCTATACACCGATTCTTCAGAATACATGAAGGATCTAGTTTATAAAGAGAACCCTTTCTTGGCTCTCGTACCTAAAAACGAATCTCCAGACGGGTTCGCAGGTAAATACATTCCAGTACCCATCGAATTCGGTGTTCCTGCTGGACGATCTCACTCATTCTCTAACGCTCAAAACCAACAGACAGCAGCTCAGCTGGCTTCTTTCTTCGTGTACGTGATTTCAGACTATCAATTAGTCACAATCACCAACTTGTTGATGGAACAGACTAAGTCAAACGCTGGAGCTTTCGTCGATGCAGCTAAACTGCAAATGGACGGTGGATTCAGAATGATCACCAACAACATCGCTTTCGAATTATTCGGCGATGGATCAGCAACACGTGGTTATATCGGATCTACAAACAGTGGATCTGCACCTACCTACATCATCACTCTTTCTAACGCTCAACAGATCGTTCAGTTTGAAGTTGGAATGACTCTTGTTAACTTCGTAAGCAGCGGTGGAACAATCAGCTCCATCAGCTCTTCAACTGCTTCTATTACAGCTGTTGACCGTTCAAACGGGATCATCACCGTTCTAGCTTCTGCTACTGACTCTTCATGGGCAGCAGCAGGACACGGACTCGGAGTATTCGGAGACATCGTTGCAGGACCTATCGCAACTGGAACAAACCTTGCATTGTCAGGGTTAGCAGCATGGCTTCCAAGCTCTGCTCCATCCAGCAGCGACAGTTTCTGGGGTGTTAACCGATCAGCAGACGTGACCCGTTTAGCTGGTATCAGATACAATGCTCAATCGTTAACGATTGAAGAAGGTATCACCAACGCTCTAGCAGTTCTAAACCGAGAAGGTGGAAAACCTGACCTCTGTATCATGGACTTCGCTTCTTACGCTGCTCTTGTGAACAGCTTAGGAGCTAAAGTTCAGTACGTGCAAGTAAAACATGATGAAGTTGAAGTAGCTTTCGAAGGGATTACCTTTCAATCTGCTTACGGCCGAGTCACCATTCTTGCTGACAGAAGCTGCCCTCCTCAGACTGCATACTTACTCACCATGTCTACATTCAAACTCAGATCCTTAGGAAAAGTACCTCACATCCTCACTTACGGGATGGAAGGACTTGAAGGTCTCCGAGTTGGAAACGCTGACGCATTAGAAATCAGAATTGGTTACTATGGTAACCTCATTTGCAGTGCCCCTGGGTGGAATGCTGTTGTACAATTATCAGCATAATCAACTAGTTATCTCTTAAAATATTGAGGCCTGAGACTAAAAATCTCAGGCCTTTTTTATTTAGGTTCCCCAGTTGCTTACATTGGGGAATTTTACTAAAATTGACATTTATAACTATATCTATTCATATCCAATTGTATCGGTTTATTAAAGTTCCCAAATATCAACCTTTAGTCGAGATTTAGTAGTATTTTTAAACCACCCAGTATATTCTATAAGTATGAAACTCTCTAAATCTAGGTATCAAATCAATAGAGCAGCAGTAAAAGCCTGGTTCATAACGAAACCTGATGCGGATCTATGTAAAGAGGCTTCAGCTATAGCAATGGCTACTGGATGCCCTATAATCATTATTGTGGAATATATGATGGAGGAATTCGGGAGGACTCAAGCTTTGATAGATAAACAAAATTACTTGATGAAGTTTTATAATGCAGAAGTTGTAGCTTGACAATAGTAGATAGATTTGGTATTCTTTAATCAAGAGGTAAGAGTTATGAACTTTAAACTTAGAGATTATCAACAACAGGCTTTTGACAAAATCTTAACAATTTATAAGAATAACCCTAAAGACATGAGGGCGGTTTACCAAGCTCCAACAGGCTCAGGTAAAACCCTCACCTCCTTAATGATTGGTATAGCCCACGCAAAAGCCCAAGGCTATAAGCATTTGCTCTGGGTGGCGCATCAAAAATACCTATCTGAGCAGCCAATGGATAGAGCTTTTGACGCGTTGGGAATCCAAATGACCTCAGACCCCAACATAGGTCTTATAGACGATGTTTACATTCACTGTATCACTTGGCAGTCTGCTAGAAACAAGATTGACAACACCAAATATGACATGCTTATTGTTGATGAAGTTCACCAGGGTTCAGCTAACCAGAAGACTGACCACAAAACGTTTCAAAAGTTGTTACAAAACAAGCATTTTCAATCGCAACTATATGTATCCGCCACTCCTTGGAAGCTAGATAAAGAATTGTTTAAAGGTTTGATGAACAAAGACGGTACTTTTAAATCTTCAAGGATTGTCATTACTCAGCTTCAAACTCTTAAAGACTTAGGATTCATCTGTGATGTCGTGTTTAAATCAGTGCAAACTGAAGACACCATCAAGCTTAAACGCATCGAGGACGAGAAGACGGAAGAAGTTAAGGGTAATACTGAGGTATTGGCTGACGAGATTATCAACAAAGCAGTTGATGTAAAAGATCCTATGAACGTCAAAATTCTTAAGACGTCGGTAGCTAATAGCGTACTGGCAGCTTATTTTCATGAGGAAGCCACGTCAATTGAGTCAATTCCTCCCACCCTAGTGTTTGCCAGCAGCGTAGATGCTGAGGGGGATGCCACTTCAGCAACAAACCTTCAGTCAAACCTGCGTAAACGCTTTCTTAAGCGTTTTGGTAAGGTTCCAGACGGTTTTGTTCAAATAGCCCACAGCAGGCTAGAAGACAATGATTTCGAAGCAGCAGAGCTATTAGCCAAGTTTCAACGAGATGAATTTAGAGTTTTAATCGTCTGCGGCATGGCCAAAGAAGGTTATGATTACCCTGAACTCGAGGTAGTGCTCGACTTTCGGCCTTCATACGACAACATGCGACAATTTATGCAAAAGACTGGCAGATTGTTAAGAATTGCAGAGGGCAAGAGTTTAGGCCGGTATTACATTCCAGACACAGTAAGTCTTTATATTGACCAAAAAGGCGTCAAGAAAGACATTAATGCTGAAGTAATTGAGCAATTTAAAGAAGCAGCTCTGTCTGTCGATGCTCCATTCGACGATGCAATAGCTGCGCAGACCAAAAACGTACTGAACTTGGTTGGGGACATGAAAACTATTGAAGACCCAGATGGCAGCCCAATCATGAGTGGAAGCATCGAAACTAAACAGATTTTTGAGGAGAGTGAAGAAAAAGTTGACGAGGAATCAAGCCTTAACTTTCCTAAAGAACCAAGCAAAAAAGTGGTTACAATCGTGACTGCAGCGTACGTGGTGTCAAATGCTTTTGCAAGTCAAACAAACATCAACGCATTTATGTTATTTGATGGAATTCAAACAAAAACAGGAAGTTATGATACAGAAGGAAAAAAACAAACATTAATAAATGACTGGTTCAAATCAGGTAAAAAACCTAGCCAATTGTCTAAAGATCCTGTAGAAAAAAGACTTTGTAGGTCAATGACAAATTATTTAAGGAAATCAGGCAGTTGTTTTGATCCTGATTTTAAAGCACTTCACGATCAATATTTTCCTGAAAATTCAATGACAAAAAAACAAATCTTAATAAATGACTGGTTCAAATCAGGTAAAAAACCTAGCCGACATTCTAAAGATCCTGTAGAAAAAAGACTTCGTACGTTAATGGCAAATTATTTAAGTAAGTCAACCCATTGTTTTGATCCTGAATTTAAAGCACTTCACGATCAATATTTTCCGAAGAAAGTTAAGTGATATGACTAAAGCATTTGAAACCAACCAAGGACCAAAGCAAGAGTGCCGAGATTTAATTGTTAAGCATTCTAAACAGTTAAACCCCAAAACCATATTTACCTTGCCTGCAAAGCAAGGCCTATGTGTAAAGACGTTTAAAAAGCATCTTAAACCTTCAACGATCATAGGAGTGGAGCGAGACGAAAAAGACTTTAAAATCATACAAGACACCCTCAACATGCAATGCTACAAGTCAGATATTCGTCAATATGTGTACTCTCAGACCCTTAAAACCAACCACCATGACGTAGTATTCCTCGACTACTTCTCGTTCCTAAACATGAATGTTATAGGTGACATCAACGCTTTTATCAACAACGACAACATTTTGCACCCTAAGAAACAATTCATATTGGCTATAACCTTAGCAAAAAGCATGCGAGGACAGACAGAAGACATGCTCAACTACATGAGCAAGGTCATTGTAGATGGCAATCAAAGAAATGCAGATAACTCGCTAGAAGACGTCGAAGAGGCTCTATTGAGCGTTTTAATCGACTCCCACAGTAATCTAGGCATAGAATGCTTAGTTAAAAAAGAATACAAAGCACAACAACAATCAATGCCAATGTATTTTCTTATGTTTCTCCTCACAAAATGAGGTCTAGGAGCTAATATGGACCACGACGCAGTCTCACAAGCAATAGTAAAAAGTATGTTTTAAAAGTTTCCGAATTCGAGCAACTTATGTTAGATTGGAAAGAGGAGTAATTATGAAACCGTATGTAATAGCAGTAGGCGTATCAAAAGTTACTAAAAAAGATCAAGAAACCATAGAACAGCATGAAACTATTGATCTTATTGAGTACATGAATTATAAACTGGCGTCCAATGAGTTATCAGGCCTTAAAGCTTTAAAATATAGAATTAAATTCTTTCAGTTGATAAAGATGCGTAATTCTAACAATAAGGTGGCATAATATGAAAAAAATACTACTTTGTTTATTAATTGTAGGATGTGGCCCGCAATATGTCATAACACAAGGACAACCTGGTCCTCAGGGCAGTCCAGGACCTCAGGGCAGTCCAGGAACTAACGCAACACCAGTTACAGTAGTACAACTGTGTACAAGTTGCGTACCTACGTATCCAAGCACATTTCCAGAAGTAGGTCTTTGCATAAATAATGAATTATACGGAGTTTATTCAATTCCTAATGCTTTCATGACCAAAATTACTCCCGGTACTTATAATAGCACGGGTTTAAACTGTACGTGTAATCTTACTGTAGCAGCTAATTGCGTGGTATCTCAGGATTAATTATAAGTTGACAATACTGCAGTAATTTGCTATTCTTTAATCAAGGAGATAAAATATGTTGGAAATCTTAATAATATTAATGATTCTTTTCTTCGGATACCATGTGTTTGCGATATTTAAACCAATGCTAAGCAGATTATTAGTTAAAACCGCAGTGTTTATAGGTAGCAACCCTCTGACCGCATTGTTTAGTTTTATCTTCTTGATTATGACTGTTTTTGTTGGTGCAATTGTAGTTTTTAGTTAAAGGAGTAATGTGAAGGTATTATTAACGCTTTTAATATGTAGTTTTATTGAAGGTTTAATCTTAATAACTAAAGCGATGAGAAGGTAAATCAATGAAAAAATTATTAATCTTATTAAGTTTAACAGCTTGTGGACAACCGCCAGTACTCATACCAGTTTACCCTAGTGCTACCTGGATTACATCAGCTTGTAACATTGAGATGCAGCAAATCCAAGCGACTTGGGGAGAACCGGCAGAATCTACATATCAACGAGGTGTTATAAGCTGGCTATATAATATACCAGCAAAAGAAGTAAGTTTTTCGTTAGATGCCAATAGTAGGTGTTTAGTAATATACACCGATTTAATATAAGGAGTGATATATGGTTTGTCAAAAATGTAAAAATAGCGGAGTTCTAAATACAGCGAATCATAAAGATTTTTGGTACTGCAGAACGTGTAAAGAAGAGATTTTGTTAGAATCAAAACAAGACGAACAAGTGGATTGGACTGAAGTAAATCGATTGTTTGAAGAATGGAATCATGATCCATCAGTACCAATTACTTTAGACGATCTCGATTCATCTACAATGATTACTTACTGTAGCCATGGAATTACGTTGGATGAAGCACAAGCCAAGTTAGATCGAGATATGAAGGACGTGAACTGGGCCGGCAAAGGTCATCCTGTAACCTGCACATGTGAAGTTTGCTATGACTTAGTTTTTGAACAGGAGTATAAATAATATGATGTATCATTTGAACGATAAATTTGTATTGGCTGAGATCGAATGCCATGTAGCCTTCATAGATGGTGCTAATAACGCCTATCTAACTCCAGAAGTTGATGGAGATTATTATAACAACTCCCGAACTTATGTAGGGTGTGTATTTGCTAAAATTAATCCTAAAGGGAAAGATGGTCTAGGAAACAAAGCCATAGCCATCTCTAATAAAGAGTGTGGCGCAGTATGATCGTTCAGATAATCTGCGATTATTGTGGCCATAAATGGGAAAAGCAAGTCTATATAAAGGCTGCTTTAGAAGATCTTAAATGTCAAAAATGTGGAGATAAACACATAAAATTCAAAGACTTAGACGAGAATAAGATAGATTATTATCAAGGTTCTCCACCTTTTGAAATAAAAATTGACACAAGTAACGATTACTAGTATAGTTAAATTATAGGTTAGGTTCGGAGGGTTCCTTCCTACCAAAAGCGAGAACCCCCAAAGTTACCTCCCCAGCAACACTACGCCCAGTCTAATCAACTGGGCGTTTTTATTAGGAGATTTATGGAATTATTCTTATTTATGACGATTATATGGGTAGCCCT